ATGTTTACAAGCAATTTTTAAACGGATACCCCGAAACATACAAAACAGGTCATGAAAATTTTGATAAACATTTTAGCACGGCAAAAGGGCAAGTTACAACGGTTACAGGAGTGCCGGGTCATGGAAAGTCTGAATTTGTAGATGAGATTGTTTACAGGTTATTTTGTAATTACAATTTAACAACGTTCTACATAAGTTCAGAAAAACCACCTAAAGACCATTATAGGCAAGTAATTGAAAAGGTAGCTAAAAAGAAAATGCACACTTTTAAAGGTGAGCAATTAATGAATGAAAACGAGTTTCAAGATTCCTACAAAAAAACAAATGGATACTTTTTCTTTTATGACCCTGTACAAATGGAAGCTAAGATTGATGATATTATTGAAGCAGCTAAACAAATACAAAGGCGATACGGATTAGATTTAGTTGTTATTGACCCTTGGAACTGTTTGGAAGATGTAAGGCCGTCTAATGTCAGTGAAACCGAATGGGTGAGTCAAGTTTATGCCAAATTAACAAAGTTTGCCAAGCTTAGAGATTTGCACATTTTTTTGATTGCCCACCCTAAAAAGATGCAGACTAAAGAAGGTCAACCCGACGTGCCCACTTTGTACGATATAAGCGGTTCAGCGCATTTTTACAATAAGACAGATAATGGCATTACTGTTTACAGAAATGTAGGCGATGGAGTGGAAGTATTTATTCAAAAAATACGTTTTCAGGAATACGTAGGTAAGCCGAGCTTTAAGCCTTGTGTATTTGTTTATGAACGCAATACAAGAGTTTATAAGGAGAATGAAGTATTGACTAATACGGACTTTGAATTTTGAAATGCCCCGCGATAATATGGGTATTTGACACTAAAACAGGGGAATATGTTTGTTGGATATGTAAAGCAAGGTTTAAAAACATGAAGGCAAGCGGTTCACCATTTGAAAAAGATTTAAAGAAATACTGTAATTCATCGAAGGTTTAAGGTAGTTTATCGAAATAAAATATTTGTAATGGTTGGAAGTAGTAGTTTTGGTTTTGTAACGGCTCTAATAAAATGCAGTAGCGCACAACCGAACCAATGATTAGAAGCAGAACGCCAACCTGCGCTATTCATTTTATTTATTGTTGGCAAACGTTTTTCAATTATGAATGCAGTTTACATTTTAAAACATAGTGGGCATTACTTGGGTGGTGTCATAGTGGTTGTGGAATCAGATATTGATGCAGCAGCCGAAAGAATTACGCTTGAGTTGGTTGCCCACGGTGTATCAGAAAAAGACTTTGATACATCTAAAATACAGCCAATAGAAACTGATAAAGCAAAAACGGTTTACGTTGATAGTGGCGATTACTAAATGTTTGCCAACTGTGAAGTTATATGAAACGGCTTTTAGCCACTCTGAAAGTTTAAAGCTGTTTTATATGACCTGTTGTAAATAGTAAATTACTTTTAAACTAAATAAAATGACTGAAAATAAAAAAGACCTTTACAAAGACAAAGTAGAAATTAGCGTAGTAGCACTAATTGAAATTAAGAGAGCTTTTAGCGTTTTGTTAGACGACAAGACAAGCTATATACATAAGGTATTTGCAGATGACTATGTATTTATGGCGTTAACAGAGCTAAAGAAAACTTATGCAGATTATTTTAAAGAGCCTGTAAAGAAGTGGACTCACAAAAAGTAATTTATGTTTTACAACAGATAATATACAAACCTAAACAACCTATTAACTACTTATGATACAGTTTATTGATATTCCAAATAAAGAAATAAAGCTATTAATAAAAGGCTTTGATGAGTACGTGGTAGCTGATAAAAAAGTATTTAATATTAAAACAGGTAGAGAGTTAAAGCCGAAGCTAAAAAATGGAATAATAGGCTACAATCTAAAAGGTAAATTTACACCTTACAAAAAGATTGAATTTGAAAGACCGAAAACATTTGATTGCCCTTTTTAGTAACTTTGCTAAATGAGAGCGATTAACAAAATAGTTATTCATTGCAGCGCAAGTCATCAAAACGTAGATGTTGACGATATTAGAAGATGGCACGTAAATGAGCGTGGTTGGAGCGATGTAGGTTATCATTATGTAATTACTTCTGATGGTGATGTACAAGAAGGTAGACCGGTGTATAAAGCAGGGGCGCACGTTGCAGGTCATAACCATGATTCAATAGGGATATGTTGGGTAGGTGGTTATAAAGGGGTAGATAATAGAACTGATGCTCAAAAGTTGGCTATGCGTGAGTTAGTGATGCGCTTAATAGTTGAATTTGATATTGAGCCAAATAACGTCTTAGGTCATTGTGATTTTGAAGGAGTTACAAAGACTTGCCCTAACTTTGATGTTCAAAATTGGTTTTTTAATGAGTAAAGTAGCGGAATTTATAGGTAAAATAGCAAGCTCAGGGGCTACAAATGTGCTTGATAGTGTTGCAAATAATATTGACCAATTCGTTGAAACGAAAGACGAAAAGCGCGAAGCCTTACAAGCCCTTGCAGTTGCTCAAATAGAACTTAATAAACAAGAAGCAAAGCATAGAAATGTATTTGTTTCGGGATGGCGGCCGATGGTAGGTTGGATATGTGCAATAGCCTTAGCGTATAACTTCATTGTGCGCGATTTAATGGCGTGGGTAATACTTAACACGGGCGAAGCCATTACATTACCACCTGCGTTAGCTATGGAGCATTTAATGACAATTCTTTTAGGTATGTTAGGCTTAGGTGGTTTAAGAACTTATGAAAAGCAAAAGAAGCTCACCCAATAGCATTAGCATCGAATACAAAAGCCCTTACTACTACATCTTTGAAAAAATAGACAACTACAAAAAGCCTAAAGAGTTGTGGAAGTCGAAAAACCTTAATGAGATTAACTATAAATTTAAGCAGTTCATCGAAACAAAGGTTTAGTTCATCGAAATAAGTGTTGTACTTTGGTAAGTAATTATATATTTACACCATCAAACAAACAAATAGAGATGAAAACTTTTATACTAAGTATCTACAAAAAACACGAGTTAAAGCAACAAAAAGAAGTAACTGTTAATTCACGTGAAGAATTACAGTTTGCTAAAAATGGTTTTTGGAGTGAATCGCCATACAAAAAACCTTTGTGTTGGATGGGAGTAAAGAGAGTAAGGTAAATAAAAACCTTACATTATCAAACAAACAAAAACAAACAAAGATGAAACGTATAATTATTAACTTAGAAAAGCAACTTGAAAAACTAAGAGAGCTAATTCAGGAGCGAGAAGATAAAGTAGATTCAATGTCTGAAAAATGGCAGGAATCTGAAAAATGCGAAGAATGGTTAGATAAAACTCAAGAAATACAAGACCAAGCTGATGAGTTAGATATTATTATTGATAATTTAAAAGACCTTTTGTAACTAATTAACCCTTTAAATAACCTTTTAAACCTTTAAACTCGCAAGCGCATCCACCTTTTAGAAGAAGTCCGAAAGGTGGTTTTTAAAACCTATGACTAAAGAAGAAGCTATAACCTTTTGCAGAGCCAACACAATGCGACAAACAAGCGTGTTAGGTTATGCTCAGATAAATTGCCCTTTGGCTTATGCTGAATACTTTAAAAAGCGTAACCCGTTTAAATCATTGCACGAATACTTTAATATGATTTGGGGTTATGAAACTAAATACTACTACGATTTAAAAGAGTGCTTTAACTACCGAGAAAAGCAACTTATCGAAAATTAAAAGCAGTTCATCGAAATTGCGGTAAAGTAGGGTAAAACGTGCTTTATATTTGAACTATCAAAAACAAACAAAACAATGACAAAATTTAAATTTGAAACCACGTACAAAACAGGGACAAACACATACAAGGAAGTGAGAAACCCTTGGACAAATAGAACTACTTATTACTTTAACGGTAAATGTGTAAGTGGTCACGATAAGTATATTGTTCAAAACGCTCTATTGAATGCAGAAATAGATTCATATCAAGATATAATTACAGTTAGAATAGACTATTAAAAACAAACAAAGATGAAAACAAAAACAACTAAAATAGTCAAAGGCAAGTACATTCATAATAACACACAATACTATTTGTTAAAGAAAGGCTCGGATTGGTTAGCCGTAAATGAATGTACAGGAGAGCCATATTTTACAGCTAATAGTTTAAAACAGTTAATAAAAATGTGTGATAACGAATATAAATTGTTATCATGTGATTTAAACTAATTACTCATGAAAAAATGGCAAGAATATATCTTAAACAAAATACCAAAGCATAATGTAAAATGTGAGTGTTTCTTTTGTGTTGAAAACAAGAAGTTAGCGCAAAAATATGATAATGTCAAGTGATTAGTACGTTTTCATCATATGTTTTGTTTGTGCCCTGTACATAGATGGTGTGCAGGGCTTTTTTTTATTTTGTTACCTTTGTTTTGAATATTCAAATTATTTCAAGTGTCTAAACATGGTGGAGCAAGAAAAGGAGCAGGGCGAAAGCCTAAAACAGAAGAGCAACAAAAGCTTGAGTTAATTAATGCTTCTATACCCACAAGCGAAATAATAGAACTATGTGCTAAACAAGCAAGGAAGGGCAACATGAAAGCTATTGAGTTATTGATGTATTACACCATAGGCAAACCAAAAGAGCAAAAAAGCCTTGACGTTAGTTTCTTAGACGTTAAACCTATTGAGTGGGTAGATGAAGCTTAATAAAAAGTTTCAGCCCCTATGGCGTAATGATACGCGTTACTTCATTGTAACAGGTGGCAGGGGTTCAGGTAAGTCTTATGCGGTAGGTACTTTTATTGAGAATCTATTATTTCAACAAGGGCACAAAGTATTATTTACACGTTACACATTAACAGCAGCATCAAAATCTATTATACCTGAGTTCGTAGAAAAAATAGATGTGCAAGGTCATAATAATGTTTTTGATGTTACTAATAATTCTATAAAGAACATTGCAAGCGGGTCTGAAATTATATTTAGCGGAATCAAAACAAGTAGCGGAAATCAAACAGCAAACTTAAAATCTTTGCAAGGGGTTACAACGTGGGTATTAGATGAAGCGGAAGAGTTAGATAGCCCCGAAGTATTTGATAAGATTGATTTAAGCGTTAGAGAAAAGCAGATACAAAATAGGGTTATTCTAATACTTAACCCTGCACTTCGTGAACATTGGATTTACAAGCGGTTTTTTTTAGATGCTAATGTAGATGAAAACTTTAACGGTGTTAAAGGTGATGTTACTTATATCCATTCAACTTATTTAGATAATAAAACTAACCTACACGAAAGCTTTATTAAACGTGCTGAACAAATGAAAGCGCATGATTATCAACTCTATGTTCATGTAATGTTAGGGAGTTGGTTAGACACGCTTACAGGGCGTTTATACAGTAACCTGCAAGAGTATCAAGACTTACCACAAGGCGAAGCGGTGATGTATTGCGATACAGCCGATACAGGCGAAGATTATCTTTGTGCAATAACAGGCGTTAAAACTAATACAAGCCTTTATATTACTGATGTGGTCTATACCAAAGAGCCACAAGAAATAACAGAAAGTTTAGTAGCTCAATTAATAATAAACAACAAAGTAAATAGGGCTATTATAGAAAGTAATAACGGTGGGCGTGGCTTTGCTCGTAGTGTGCAGCGTATTTTAAGCGATGTTAATTGGCGTAAAACTAATATAACCACCTATCACCAAAGCGCAAATAAGAATACTCGTATAGTAACCAACTCTTCAAACGTGTCGTTAAATTGTTATTTTTGTAAATATTTGAACAATGAATTTATGTTAGCTTTACGCACGTACACTCGTGAAGGCAAAAATAAACATGATGATGCACCCGATGCGTTGACAGGATTAGTAGAGCATTTTTTAGATAATAATGACTTTTTTATAATATGAATTGGCTACAAAAACAAGCTCTAAATTTATTAGGGTTAAACATCAAAAATGACGTTGCTTTAGATAAGCAGTTTTATGATACCCTTTACCAATGGAGAGCTAAAAATAGCCCTGTGCCATTACCTGATAGCTATGAAAGTTATGTAAAAAATGGCTATAATAAAAACATCTTTGTTTATAGTTGCGTAAAATATATTAGTTCTAAGGCTGCTAATATTCCTTGGAAATTGTGCAGATATGATAAAGATGGCAATGAAGAAAAGGTAACTGATAGCCCTTTATTAGATTTGTTAGAACAGCCTAACAACTTGCAAGATTGGACAGATTTTGTAGAGCAAAGCATTGGCTATTATCTAATTACAGGTAACACTTACAATTACAAGGTAACTTTAGAAAATGGATTAAACAAAGGGCTAACTAAGGAGCTTTATGTTTTACCTTCTCAATACATAGAGATTCAAAGCGGTAGCGGTGCAACTGAGCCAATAAAAAGCTATGACTTAACCCTTAGCCCTGCAACGGTTGTAACGAAGTACAGCCCCGATGAAATAATACACGTAAAGCAGCCTAACTACGAATGGGTTAATGGTGAGACTTTATACGGACAAAGCCCACTTAAAGCAGGGTTAATGGCACTTAATGCAAGTAATGCAAACTTAAACGCTATTACTAACCAAAATCAAAACATGGGCGCATTAGGGATATTAAGTCCTGAAAACATGGGCAACCTAACAGAGCAACAAGCGCGAACCCTTGAAAATAAGATACGCCAAAA